TAGTTCCAACAGTAGAAATCTCAGGCAATGGGTGAGAATCACCCCATCCCTCATCATCCAAACCGTTCTGATAATCTCCATAATCCCAAGTATAAAGATCACCTGTTGAGTCAATACCACAAGCAGAAGTTTGACTTCCATCAATTGATACTATATTTGATAATCCTGGTATCTTTGTAAATTCAGGATACCATCCAGGCCCGTCATCAAATGCATAAGAAGTTCCAAGTACATAAACATCTCCATTAGCAAGAAGTACTGTAAGATTCCACCAACTGGCTCCATAAAAAGAAACAACATTTACCCCAGAAGGCAAGCCAGCAGATACATCTGTTATTGGACTCTCGTAATCATATTCATCAATAAGATAAGATGCGCCATATCCCCATATAAGAACTTTATTATCCATGGTAACACATCCTGCAATATCATATGTAAAACCACCATCGAGCATTAAGAATTTCACTTCATCATTAAGTCCTACAATTCTTGTTGGTGTAATTACATTATATTCATCCCAATCAGGACTAAAAAAATTTTCAGGTTGTCCAGAAGTACTATATACATCATCAGTACCTACCCAATAAACAAGATTATCAGTACCAAGTAATAAGGTATAATAAGTATTACAGACAAAATCCTTAGCCACAAACCCTGGAACTACTTCCGTCATTTTAAAGAAATAATATTGATGGGCTACTCTTGGGTCAACGCCATCTTGCCATTCAAATTCATCATTACCACTATCTTGAGGGAGTCCAAAAGTAGCGCAGTTAGCAGTATCTTCATTAGAAAAACTACCCATCCCACAGCCCCATAACTGCCCAGAAGAATCCATTGCCATTGTAGAAGATTCACCACGAGTTATCTTTACCCAATCGTCTTTAATCTCACCAGTGTTTGTATAAACTAACCTTGGTTTAACTACAAGATAATTTTCTGGTATCGTGTATCGAGAATATGTATAATTACGGGGAATAAGCTGATAATCTCCCTGTCCTACGTCATAATAAGCACTCCTCCCCCAACTCCACATATGACCATCTCTATCAATCGCAAACGTACTCGTTCCCTCACCACAAACAGTAATGGTTTTCCATAAACTATTATCAGTATTAGTACCGACTCTTAATGGATATCTAACTTTAACTTCATTAATCGTAGAAATTATAGTATCTCTGGAAAGAGTAGGGTGCTCCAAAAAATTAGTATCTGATAAAGAAATCATTTATTAATCCTCATTGCCAATATACCATGTGCCACACAAGAAAATACAGACAAAAATGTATCGTCACTTCCTATTGCACCACATCGTTGCGGAGTCCGTAATTCACCGTACTCATATTCAGATGTATCAAAACCAAACATTCCACCCCAATCACACCCAGTTCCCCATAAAGAACCATCTGTTTTTCTAATAATAAATATCCCATCACATGCTTCTGCTCTATCCCAATCTGTATCTGTTCCCACTTGAGTAAATACACATATATTCGTCCAATCATTATGTCCAATACCTAATTGATGATCATAATTCTGCCCCACTGCCCATAATGTACCATCTTTCTTAACAGCCATAGTAGAATGCCAAAAATGAGTAGCATTTGCAAAGACAGGTCCACACGGTTGAGTCCCGCCATTGCCATCACTTTCAACAGCTTCCGTAAAAGTATAAATACATCCGTATTGATCTGGTTGGTATGGATTCTCAAAATACCCAACTCCACATTCACCATAATCATTAGGTCCACAACTCAATAATGTTCCATCTTGTTTTAATGCAATGGAGGGTGTATCCCCACCTGTTGCCATTGCCCAATCAGTATCAGTTCCCACTTGAATAGGAGTAGATATACTTGCCCTACTTGGTGTCATATACCCAAGTCCTAACTGTCCAGCACTCATGTCGCCCCATGCCCACAATGTACCATTTTCTTTTATTCCGAAAGAATGCGACCAAGCTGCTCCTGCGGATACCCAATCAGTATCCGTACCGATTTGAGTATAAGTGTGTCGATGCCAAGGCCATGAAGGTTCCCCTATTCCTAAATTATATTCTCCATTATGACCAACTCCCCATAACGTACCGTCAGCTTTAAGGGCCAGTACAAAAGACTGCCCAGACCATATATCAACCCAATCAGTATGACCCAAGCATTCTTGAGTGAATTCCGTTATAGAATATCCATTTGATGAGCTATATGTTTGAGTGAAATAACCCAATCCACAATACCCATATGAATTATCCCCAGCACTCCAAATTGTGCCATCTTCTTTTAAAATAGCACAGACATCATACCCACCTTCTATTTTTTTAATATCTCGCAATGGAGGAGCATGACTTGTGTATTCATCAACAGTGCCATGCCAATCCCCATTACCAAACGGCCCACCATAATTATTTCCCCCAAAAACCAATTCAGGTGGGGGTATAGGAATGGGTGCAGGACTACCAATTCCGAATGTACTGTATCCGGTGCATTCATACATAGTCCAAGGCACACCACTTTCACTTAATATTAAATTAAAACGATATCTATTATTATAATCTCCAAGACCCAATGCACCATGATAACCATCCCCAGTACTCCAAAGATTGCCATTTCTCTTCTTTGCAACGGTATGAGAATCTCCAGAATCCAAAGATTCCCAATCAGTAGCCAGAGTACTTTCTTGAGTAAAACCCCACACCTCATCATCATGATCTACGCCACATTCCCCACTATAATTTTCACCACAACCCCAAATAGTCCCATCACTCTTTAGTGCCATAGAATGGTAATACCCGCAAGTTATAAATGTAAAACCAGTCGATCCTGGAATTTCAGTAAATTCATTTAACCAGTAAGTTGTATTTTGAAATCCTAATTGCCCGCAATTATTGAAGCCTGTGCCATGCACCGTCCCATCAGTTTTAAACGCAAATGTATGTGCTGGACTACCAGAAGAAACATGAGTCCAATCTGTAGCTAATGTTTTTTCTTGAGTAAATACATTTTTTTTAGTCCAATCACCAACTCCTAACGCACCTTCCCCATTCATCCCTGTTCCCCAAAGAGTGCCATCACTTTTTAATGCCATAGTATATAATTCTCCACCATATACTGATGCCCAATCTCCTGGAATAGGTGTAAATACAGTTCGATGAACCCAACTACCAAGTCCCAATTGTCCCCAACTATTCGCTCCTGTACCCCAAAGAGTTCCATCTGTTTTAAAAGCAAACGTTTGATACCCTGGACCACAATTCACTGATGCCCAATTCGTGTCCGTTCCAACCTGAATAAATGTATTCCATAAAGTGCCATCTGACTTTAAAATCATCATATACCCATTTCCGCCAGACATTTGCGTAATGGTAGTTTCCTCTACATCAACTAAAGTAAATCTATCTCTTTTAGTATTATCACCTAACCCTAAAGTCCCATAAGAATTATGTCCAGTACTATATAAATAATATGGTGTAATAGCAATGGTACCCGTACGTAATGGGTATCTAACTTTAACCTCATTAGTGGTAGCCGATATAGTATTTCGACTAAAATTGGGTTCCTTTACAAAATCATTGTCAGTTAAAGAGATCACTCATCCTCCCTTATCAACCTTAAATAGATTTTTCCACCATCACCGTAATAAGTCATAACATCAAATGAGAATAAAATTTTACTAATATAACTAATAGCAGAAGCTGGTTTATTTATTAATATCCCCATCCCAACACCTTCCTCATACAATAAAGTAGCTACTTCGGAAAAAGATTCCTCGTCTATAAACGAAGATGGCACATATGCTAAATTTACAAGTGTATAATAAATTGCATGGGCAGGATTATAATCAAATGTGTTCAATTTGTGATATGGGTTAAACGGCAATTCTGGGTATTTACCAACTATAAACTTTACGATTGGTGCTCTATTATACTGCCCAATCTGAAAATCATCAAAATATGCATAACATACCCCTCTGTATGGGATGTTTCGATTTTCTCCCGTATCTTCTATGTTTTCATTCACTTCTTGGTTATCTGTTCCAAAATAAAAATGAAGATTCCCGTAAGTCAGCCCTGAATTAACAGTTAATTCAGTATGAGAACTAGTCTCTGTGTCGTATTCTCCACGAGTGTCTAATTCTTGACAAAGCACTGTTTCAAATTGTCCATTTTCTGGTCTGGCTGCTTCCCCGTACCAAACAATATTTTCATCTAGATAAATAGCATACAATGTATCCACTGGACCCATACATATTCCTTGAATCCATGAAAGATAATAATCACGGCCCGATTCGTATTCTTGTCCATCATGTTCTGCCATATGCGCCGTATTACGTGATCCCCAATAGTGCAATACATTGCCAGTTATTTTTGTTGTACCCAGTACTTCTGGAATTACTGCTCCCTCAGAAGCCATAGTTATAGAAATATCTTGTAACTCAGGTTGACCAGCATCGGGGGAATCATAGCTAGGAGGATCAATCATTCCACCAACTGCCATTCCAATTGATGCTCCCATAAACATATTCATTAGTAGGTGTCCCCCACCGGGGAAAAAATACCCAACTAACGCCCCAACAGCAAACCCAAAAAGTTGTCCAAATGATGAATCACCCATTAGTCTAATATCCTAAAAACAAAGGTTAATCTTGGGTACCACAGCCTATCCTGTACCCTTATTTTAGCCACTGAATGCCTAGAAACAGATTGGAAAACATATCCGTTACAGTATACTCCGGCATGTGAAGATATTTTTCCAAATTTATATAATAAAATACCAATACAATCTGCTCCGACTTGTTTGATCCTGCATTGATGTCTATATGGAGTGCCCACCCAAGCCAGTAGTTCTTTCTGTAACATCTCTTTGCGTTTATCGGGTTCAAAATAATACATTATACTTTCCCACTCCAACGTATCGGATTATCTATAGGAATCATAGGAAATCCTCTAAAATTTACAATATTATTAAATTTAGCATAACACATCTCAATTGAGCCAGTACATCCTGGGTATGCAGTAACCATAGAACCTACTGCAATGAAAATACGTGTCCTTAGATGAATAGTATCCCCTATATGTTTAATAATCATCCTCTTATCCCTACCAACGGATACTGATCCAAGTGTAAACCAACCATCAGGTTTTGTGGCAAATTCATCACTTTGTATAACTGTACCATCTGAAGATATAGAAGTTAGTGTTGCAGCGAATGCATATACAGATGCATTTAACATACATTGATCCGCTTCAAATAAAAACGAATTACATGATGGGGAATATGTTTTTCGTGGTATATTACGCTTTAAGAAATATTCGAATCCAGTACACGTAACTGTCCCTTGTACACCTTTAATGGCAACACTCTTTACTGTGCCAGTAAACAAATTAGATGCCTCATAGGGTGCTTGATCTCGAAACAATTTCATTAATTGAATCCAAATAACATCCGTATGGTTAGCCGCTAAAAATTGAATAACTGGTTCATGAATAAAGGCTGCTGTAATGGATAAACTCATTGTTCCGAGTTTTTCATCATAACGGATTCCACCACGTTGCAATGTTGCAGGAGTGTAAATATCTCCATTATACGTAACCACAGAATCACCACTTGTATATCTCCAATGATTACCACCCTCAACCCAAATATGGTAAAGTTCAAAAGGCTGTCTTTTGTCTGATTCATCTAATGCTATATATTCAGTAGATAATTCTTTCATGCTGAAATCTCCATATTTGGAAGAAGTTCAAAACTAATTTCAGTTGAAGCAACAGTATCAGTTTCAAACTTAATCGCTATTTCATCTAATGCAAACCGCACCATATATAAAAATGATACTTTTACGTATTGTACTTCTGCACTAGTTGCAGTTCTTCCAATAGCAGAATCCAAAGTTATTACATTATTTAATTTGGGAACACTTACTATTTCTCGTTGAATAGATGTTCCATCTGCAAATTGTATATTTATATATTTCCCCGTAGATACATTACCTGTCCAATATATATCCCAATCAATTGGAGAAATAATTAAATCAGTATCTGTAGCATCAAAGGGAGCGACTATATTTATATCAGTATTATTGGAGGAAAGCCAAAAATTCCCCCAACAACCTTTCTTGTAGTCAAAGAAGGCTAAAAAATCAGCCAATTCACTTCTGGTGGCAAATAAGTACCGATCTGTTATTTTAATTTTTGTTTCTAACAAGGAAGAATCATGATAACCCACACCAATAAATTGCATCTGTGTATAGGGATGAGCATAAGAAAATTCCCTCTCTCCACTCCAATCTGGAGACAGAGTAAAAAGATCATGCCCCTCATAGGTAGAATATGCTGAACTGCCTGCAATTTGGGTGATATTTGGATCAACTACTTCCTTGATTTTAAACGATAATACATTCGATGAATCCGTAACATATTGCAAGCTCTGAGAAGGGGTTAACATCCCTTTTAATAAGGGGACAAATGTAGACCCCGCACTCCAATCTAATCCCAAAGGCATCACGAGTGTAATCGTATTACCAGAAATGATTTTAATTGTACCTATCTCAAATGTATCTGGATCATTAAAAATTGCACATTGTGATCCTACTTTTAATGTGGCATACGAGATATCCGTAAGAGTTACAGTATATTCAGTACTTGCAGCATCTGTAGACAAAGTTGTCACATCCATCCAGTACGGCACTGCCCAAACTTTATGTAAATTTTTATATATTTTTCGAGTTAATCTTTGAGATTCAAGTGATGTCATTGAAGACAAACTGAACTCTAAAGTAGTTCTCGAAAAAGTATACAACGCTGAACGGGTTTCCTCACCAACTATTGAATCCCGAACATTCGTCTTCCATGTTTTCCTTAAATTAACATCCTCTGCCCAGTCAGGAGCATCTAACAAATATTCACTGGGGGTTAATAGTACAGAAAAAAAATCAGTTTCCCACGGGGAATGCCACTCAATAGACGTATCGAAAAAATCAAACGATGAAGTATTTTGCCAATCAATTGCCATTTAAAAAGTCCCATTTAACTGGATAGTATTAATATAAGGGTCTACATCCAAGACTAAAGAACTAACGTCATTTTGATAAAATTTAACTTGTATAGTATCCCCCATCTCTACTGGTACAAGAGTATGTATATCTACCGATATATGGAAAGTATTTGCCGCATGTGCAAAGATAGATTGCCCATGATCCCAAAGTGCGCCATTTTTCCAAACTCCCAAAACACACCCTTTCCCTACTGTCCATAATCTCTCTTCCGTCCGGGCAGTGGCTGTCACCCACAATTCATCCTTTCCCTTTGCTGTATACGTTCCTGTTGTGGCGTTCCATTCCCCTAAAGTATCTCTTGCACCAACATTAAATATAATAGTGGTGTGTGTCTCACTTTGAATTGACTGAGCAGCTTCACACGCTTGGTAAACATGACTAGAAGGCCATGCAGGTTTCGCTGGTATCCACCTCTTTGTTCCGGCATTAATTGATGGTGGAATTACATAGGGTCGATTCTCTGCGCCCCCATGATTACCCCGTAAATAAAAAAACTGCGCCCATTGATCACTTATTACAACTGCTAAATCCCCATCGTCTAATAAATCACCATCTATATTGTCCAAAGCTCCTGCAACCCCACTCGCTACTGCTGCATTACGTGCTATCACTTTACCCATTATATGAACTCCTTTTATAAATCATATCATTGTTTTAAAATAGTCGATATAGTGCCTGATCTTGCGCTAACGAAATTCAATAATGCCCCTTGCCCTTCTGGTGTTGCCAATGCACTATGTAGCATTTCTTTTGGGTCTACTACATTCATAATAGTTACCGGGGTCGCTTTCTCTTTTGAATTTTTCATTGCTTTAACAATATCTCCAACACTGGAAGATTGAAAATTAGATGCAGGAACACTACCCCCACTAGCCAATGCAAAAGATGGGAGCGGGGCACCTAATCCTAATGCTGTCCCTTGGATTAAATTAGTTAAAGATTTTTTTGGGATACTCAGAGTTCGTATAGCATTCATAACACGCATACCATATTTTTTAACAGCACTGACAGGTTGCATATATTCACCTGCAGTTGCTAAAATAGGGATATTATCCGCAGTTGATGTTGGAGAGAATCCCGGAATTTCTCCACCTGAAGCAAGACTAGTCGTAGCACCTGCTGTATAACTTCCGGCTGCGGGAACCTCTCCACCTTCAGCCATACCCATACCAAATACAGATTGTAATGCTTTCATAACCATCATCTTTATAATCATTTTAGTCACCATTTGCATGAAAGAAGCGGCAAAATCACCAAAAGCTTCTTTTGCTGATTTAGTGCCACTGACAAATCCATACATTGCATCCGCCATGCCCGTACCAAATGCGTTGAACATCTCCTCTCCAGCAGATTGCATGAACTCATTAAGAGTCTGAACTCCTTTCATCCCATTTTTAACGCCCTCTTCAAAGTTCTTAAATACGTCCCCATCAGCGAGTAATTTCTTTTTACGAAATTCTTCAGCACTCAAACTGCCTACCAAAAATGCCGCTTCTACCGCCTCCGAATACTCTTTAGCACTAATTATGCCTAATCGCCATTCTTCTTCAGCAACTGCCATACGATCCATAGCAGCTTGTTTAAATATAACATCAAATCTTTTTATATTTTCTTCCATATCCTTAAATTTTGCTGTATCATTTTGTATTACTTCCCTATTATACCCCTCTGTAAATTTTACTCTTTCCGCTTCTGTTGCCTTCAATACAGCACTTAATTTTTTTTCTAAATCTATTTTTTCTTTCCCATCACTCTTCGCAATTTGTAATTTCATTCGAGCTTTAAAAATTTTTTCTTCAGCATCAAGAATATCTAATTGCTTATGAATATCCTCTTTCGCAATTCTATTCCTTTCATCATAATACTCCTGTGCATCTATAAGACCTTGATCAAGTAAAGATTTATTTTCGTCAAGGGCAGTTTTAGTAGCTTCCGTTTGTTTAAGCATACTTAAATCAGAATCTGATTTTGATTTATCCAAAGCCGCCTCAAATCTCGCTTTATCCATTTCTTCATCAATTTCAGCACTTCCTAACTTTAACTCTTTTAGAGCATCATAATACTTCTTATGGGCAGATAATGTTTTATCAAGTCTGGCCTTAATCGAGTCGTCACTATCTAAATCAGTAAGTTTGTCCTGATGTTTTACCGCTTCAACATATATTCTTTTAAAATGTGCGACTTTAGCCAGCAACTCCTGTTTTTCTGCTTCATCTTTTGTAATATCGCCCGCTACTTGCTCTTTTGCAATTTCTTTCAATCTAGCCGAATGTTGTAAAGCTGATTTCTTTTTGAAACTATCAAAAGCCATATCTTGATATTTTAATGTACGTTCGTGTTTTTCCTGTTGTTGTTTGGCATCTAAATTATTCCTCATTGCTATAAACTGAGCTTCGGCATTCGCTAACGCACCCTTCCTTTCTGGGTTTAACCTAACTTCTTGTTCTAAAGCATCTCTCTTTGTCTTGATAATCTCTTCAAGATTTGCCATTTGTATCTTATGAGCTTTTTCTAACTCACCAGGATTACCATATAAATTCATTTCCGAAGTTGATGTTAATTTTTTAATTTGGTTAGTTATAGAATCTATACTTTTGTTAGATGTGTCTATGGATTTAAGACGTGCCACATCAATTCCTGCCAGTATTCCCGGAAGATTTGCTTCTAATAGTTTCCTTTCTTCTCGAATTGCACCTAACTCTTTTTCTGCCAAAGCTTGAGCATTCGTAGTATCTATCCCTTTTTTAGAAGATGCTCTTAATTGAGCAAGCTGATACGTTTGTGCCTGTTCTAAGACTCGTAAACGGTCTAAATCCTCCTGGTGATTTTTATTAGCAGTGTTATGCAGTCCATCATAATACGCTTCGTGTGCTACTGCTTTACTATTATAAGATGCTTTAAGCATTTTTAATGAATTATCTATTGCTACTTGTTGTAATTTACTATCCCGAGTGTACGTTGCTCTATTTAACTCTATAATAGATTTTATTTTATTTCGTTCAATATTGTACTCAAGTTTAGCATATTTCTCTGTATACCCAAGACGGGTCTTATAAAAAGCTTCACTTGCTTTTGCAGCATCATCCTGTCTTTGTCTATATGCGTCCAAATCCTTATTATAAAGGAGTTTTGCATTCTCAAAATGTTTTTCTGCCGCAATTTTACGTTCCTCTAAAAAATCAAGAGCCATCTTTGCTTTCTTCTTTTCAATATTCTCAAAAGAAGTACCAGCTTTTAATTCTCTTGCTACCATTTCCTCTAAACTTTTGGTATGAGCAAGTTCAGATTTAACTCGAAATGATTCAAATTCCGTATCTTGATCTTTTAGGGTTTGTTCCAAACGTTCTTTTCCATGTTTCTCACGTAAATTATTTATTAAGCGATCCGCTATTTTTTTGGCTTCCTTTAATTCATTAGTTGAACTTAAATCCCGATCTACTGCTATTTTTAATAATCGTAATTTTTCATCAGTAACAGCTTTAAGAGAATCCATTTGAACTTTTTGTTGTTTCTTTAAATCACCGGAAGAACTGAACAACTCAATATCAGATGCAGATTTCATAGTTCTGAACTGTTTAAGTATAGAAGCTATCTTTTTCTCAGACGTATCAATTGCTTTTAATTCCGCCGCATCAATCGCCGCCAGAACTCCGGGTTGAGCTTCTTGAAGTTTTCTAATTTCAGTTGTTATAGAGAGAACAGTTTTATCTAACCTGAGTTTAGTTTCTGTTCGTTCTTTTTCTGATACTGCAATATTATGCAGATTCTCTAACTCAGCTTTATGTTTTGCCCTTAATTTTTTTAAAATAGCAACTTCATCACGAAATGATTGTTCTTGATCAGCTTTTTTTGTAGCATAATACTTTTGATGAGTTATACGCATACTATCATATGAAGCTTTTAGAATCGTCTTAGCTGAATCTATTCGAGCCTTTTGTACCGCACTGTCAGAAGCATGTATAGCTTTATCCAATTGAATAACAGCTTCTATTTTAGCTTTTTCAACTGCGTACTCCAACTGGGCATACTTTTCAGTATAAGCGAGACTTTCCTCTAAAAAAGCAATACGTGCCGAAAGAAATTCTTCCTGTCGAGATTTGTACTCCTCTGAATCCTGTTTATAAAGTTCTTTAGCCTCATCAAAATGATGTTGAGTCGCTACTAACCTATCTTCTGCTAATTTTAAAGATAGTTTTAATTTTTTCTTTTCAATTTCTTCCGTCGCAGTGCCCGATGCCATTTCCTGCTTAACCATTCTAGCCAAAAATTCAGTATGGTTAAGTTCTCGTTGAATATTGGCATCTTCATATAATTGATTTTGTTGTTTTATTCCCTCTTCCATAAGCTGTATTCTGGCGGCTGATGTTGCTTTTACATGCGCTAATTCCGCAGCCAATTGTTTTGCCTTAATACTTCTTACATTTGGATTTGTATCCGGGTTTCCTTGATCCACGATTGTTTGGTTTGCTTTTCTCCACAAATCAACAACTTCTTTAGATGACTGCAATTCTAATTTTTTAAGTTCCTCTGTTATTGTTGCATGGGATTCACCACGTTCTATTAGACTCAATTCTATCATTGATTGTTGGCGTTTATAACTGTTCTTTATAATAAGTTCTTGCTCTTTTGTTGCAGCAAGAAGTTCTTGAGGATCGAAAGAATTTTTAGTTATGCTTGCTAAGTTTTTTTCAAGTTCAGTATTGGCTTGCTGTCTTTTTTTCGCTCTAACTTGCAAGGAAGTATTTTCCATTTTTTCAATCTTAGCAAGTTTGTCAGCATGTGCCGCTAATTCCTTTTCTATAGCAAGCATGGTTTGAGTGGATTCATGCTGTGCTTGATCAGCCGTAACTTTACGAGCTTCTACTTCTAACTGAGCAAGGTCTTTGTAATACTTTTCCCACATTTCTTTAGATTCGTTTCCGCTACTGATCTGACCATTTTTCCAATCTTCTAAAGCCTTCCTACTATCCATCAGAGCTTGTTTTTGTCCTTCTGCAAATTTAAGTCGTGATGCATCGGCATCGGCAATCACAAGACCTAATTTTTTATAATCTTCAATGTGACTTGAAAGGAGTTGTTTTCCTTCTTTGGCATCATGTGCCCATTTATCAATTATAGTTTCATAATCACCTACTCCTGATTGTTTTAATTCATCAATATAAACTAGTAAGGCTTCCAAGCTTTGCCCCGTAAGTCCAGCACTAGCAGCTATATTACTGATTTCCTCAACTGTATTAGTTAATGATATTTCCCCTGAATTTTTTAAAGTTTCATACCATGTAGTAGCATTGAACATCATAGAAATATATTGCTCTTTTAATACTTCTTGTTGTGCTGTTAGGTTTTTATGATCTATCTTAGCTATGTATTTGTGTAGATCAGCAAAGTTTTTTACTCCCGAATGTAAATCTATGGACATTTGATGTGCTTCTTGTCTTATTTTGCGTAAATGTTGATACGCATCATTGTCAGTAAAAATTAATTTCGCTGTTTTTGCAACATCCCCAAATTGGTTAAAAATACGCTTAATAAATCCGGTCTGTTTTGCAAATGATTTATTTGATTCTTCAACAGATTCCGCCAATTCTGTCATACGTAATTCTTTAATTTTTTCATTTAAAGTTGCTAGTGCTGTCGAATTATCATCAATATATCCTGTTAATGGGTTTATTGCATGAACCGCTTTAAATGCATAAATAGACAACTCATCATATTCCTTTGCAACATCCATTAATTTTGTCCGTAAAGCAATATTGGCTTCTTTTAATTCATTTGAACCTGCCTTCATCGTACTAACTTTAGCTTCGTAATCTCGCATATGCGTGCCAAGATTCTTATACTCAGAAGCTAATTTTAAAGCCTCATCTGAAGCTTTTTTTGATCTATCAGAAAGCATATACATTCCCCCCGCAATTGCAGCTATAATCCCAGAAATTACTAGTAGAGGAGGAAAAGCCGCATGTGCAGTAGCTCCTACTGCTCCTACTGCGACTGCCGTTCCTGTGGCAGCGGCTGTCAACTTTGCAAATGCGGCTCCCAATATTACAAAAGTTTCAACTGCCAAAAGTGCTTTTAATGCGGCAAGAATTCCAAAAAGTGCCCCAGTTACAAGAACAGCTTTACCAAGAAATTCAACAAGGGTGTTATCAATCAAGAACGTTAAAACATCAACTAAATTTCGGGCAATATCTACCAACATCTTCATCGCATCCGCAATACCCGCTTTACCGATTGCAATAGCCAAAAGACCTAACTTATCTTTTAAATTTTTAAAAGAAACTGCAAGACCTTCCATTTGGATAGAAGCCATATTAGCAGCAGTTCCAGACTTCTGAACAGTCTGTAACATTTCATCAAAAGCACTTTGAGAATTAGATAATGTGAGAACTGCGGCAGCACCACGTTTTCCAAATACATCAAAGGCAACCTGAGTATCATTTACAACTAATCCAAGGTTTTTAATTACAGTCGATAAATTAGTTGATTGAGGGTCTAAGTCACTTAAAGCAACACCCGCATTCCTTGCGGCCTCACGTAATTTTTTAGAAGGATCAACTAATTCAGCAAATACTCTACGAAGACCAGTACCAATCTTACTGGCACGTAAACCAGAATTTGCAAGAACCATCATAGAAGCAGATAATTCTTGAAATGTAACTCCGGCTGATTTAGCAATAGGTCCAATATAGTTCATGGATGTACGGAGTTTATCTACAGTCAGTTTTGATTTATTGACTGCGTTTGCAAAAGTATCCGCAACTTCTGAAGATCGAGTAGCTTCTATTGAAAAAACTCTCATTGCAGTTGTAACTAAATCAACTGTAGAAGCCATTGCAGACAAAGTACCAGTTGCAAGATCAGAAACAGCCTGCATTGTTTCTACAGCTTCACCCGCAGAAAAACCAGCCTGTCCAATTATTCTCATTCCTTCTGCAACTTCACTCGCTGAAAATTTTGTCTTAGAAGCAACCTCAAGAATTTTAGTACCCATCTGAGCAATTTCAGTAGTCGTTGCCCCCGTAATCGCCTGTAAATCCTTCAAAGCTTGATCGTATTGCCCTATTGCGATTACTGCATTTATAATTCCATCTTTTAAGAAAAGTAAAGCTTGGGAAATTAATCTGAATTGAAAAACAGTTTCAACTTTTTGTTTAAAACCTTTAAGCCTAACTCCAGTAGTTTGTGCAGTTTTTTCTAATTTCTTTAATGCATCAGTAAGTTTTTTGGCATCATTCACGGCTTTGTTTAAACTAACTTTACTTAACACTTCTAAAGATTTTGCAATCTTTTCTAATCTGGATGTACTTATTTCCGTTAATTTTTTAAGACCTTTAACAATTATATTAACCTGAGAATTAAAATTTTTTAACTCAAGCTCTGCTAGTTTCCCTAAATTCCTAATGAGTGCTGTTAAATTTGGGATTGTTATGCCCGATAATTTTGTAAGCGAAGTGACAAATCGGGCAATACTCGGAATTTTTGTAGATGATAATGCTTGAACACTTTCAGAAAATTTTGTTAAACCCTTAAAATCTTTAATTTTACTTATGGCATTTAACGACGCTGTGAATGCAGCTAACTTTGGGGGAGCTTTTACTTTATTTAATGCTGACTGAAGATTATCAACAGCCGTAATCGTAGTATCAACAGCCGTTTTGATCTTATCAAAAGCACTGGTGACGCTCTTAATTTTTGCTGCACTCATTCCTACGACATTAAGAGCAATTTCTATCGTTTTACTTGTATCAGCACTCATTTTATTTTACTCCCCGCAATGCCCCTGCTAATTTATTCCAATCAGAATTAACTTCCTTTATTGTTGGTTCTCTTTCTTTTTGTTTTCTAATACCCATAGTTTTAAGAGTTTCCATCAATCCTTCTTGTGTTAAATTATTTCCCATCCAAAGATGTGATAATTCATTAGCTTTTGCTTCTCGTTCTTTAAGTACTATTGTTTTAAAAAATACTCCTATTTCAGATAATGTGTAATCTTTTATGCTTGACCACGAGTGCCCCGCCGCAACTAATTCTTGAATTGCCGGAGCTATCGCTTTTTCCGATTTTTCGTTGCTTGCGCTTTCGGATTTTCTTCCGGGATAAATTTCTCGGTCAAGCTCTTGAAGTTTTTTTCCAATTCTTCCTTCGATTTCATATTTACAGCAATGATCTTTTCTACAATTTTAACAATTGCTTCAATAGGCAATACCTGTAAATCTTCAATAGCTACATTAGCAGCTTCTTCGAGAATGTCTGGAAAATTTTCAAGAATAACTGAAGAAATTTTAAAAATTCCTCCAGGAGTACTATAATTCTCCCATGTCACATCAAGGGCTGATAATGTAGAACCAAACCCCTTAATCTTTTTTGAAAGAATTGCAATCTGTTGAATACTTAATGGACGGATAACAATGGTTGTTTCGCCAAAAGAGATATCTTCTCCCGGAAACAGCGCATCAAGGTCTAGTGACAAGGACTGTCTTTGCTTTGTACTCATGGGTCTTTCCTTCTTTTTTGTAAATTGAGTATCAAGTCTGGTGAGCTTTTTTCTTTGTGTCTCGCTCACCAGACTTATTAATACTTAATTAATTAATTAATTATGTTGCTACCTGATTCATCATAATATTGGCATATGGAGAAGATGCGTGATTGGTTTCGTCTTTCAGGATTTCACCAACAAATCCCAAGGTACTCCAATCATCACCAATCAATGCAGTATCACCAGAAGGAGTCAAAGAAACTGACCAAACTTCCAATTCCTGTTGATCACCAGCAGGATTGTCAGATACAAATCGAAGTCTACCAACGACCTGAGTATTTTCAAACATGGCAATATTTGTATATGTCAAAGCGGCAGATGTGTAGTTTACAAACAAGGTCTGGCCTTCAGTAATTGATTCAGCACAACCGGATTGATCCTCATGAATCAAAATACGCCCCATTTTATCATCTTTTAAAGTGGTGCTGACTTCATAATTTGCCAATGGATTTGATGCGAGACCTTCTACATAAGTAACTGTAGGAACTGCATCATCACAAACAGTGACGACAGAAATACCACGTTCAGCGAGAACCATTCTCGTACCAAGATGAGCTACAATCTGCTCATCTTCGATAGTAGCACCTGTCTGTGTAACAGTTGAAATGTCACCCAGAGTAAGAAGCGCAAGATTCTCTTTGTTAATTTCATCAAGAGTAAATGCAAGACCCGGAGTAATCTGGGAAATGATCTCTTTGTCTTTTGCCTTCAATCCACCACGAGAACTAAAATGTTCCAGTTTCTCCAGTGCAATGTTAAACGTAAAAGCAGGTGCATTACCTAAATCTCTTTCTCCCTGATAAACCCCAGAGATTAGTTGATCGAAATATACAACCCCTTTTCCTAGTGTATAATTGTCAGTATTCGGTGCAATAGCCATTTTAAAATCTCCTTTATAAAATTATAATTTATCTATAAACCATCATCGGTATAAACTAAGTCTAAAACCAAGCGCATCGCTAAAATATCCGGTAATCCATAACTAAGAGGACCTTCGGTTCTATTTTCAGCAATGAACACATTTTCCGTAATTCGTGCATTGTACAGTAATGGATCAGAACCAATTGTGGCAAAAACAGACCGACGCATTGTGCGGTACATAGTTTTAATGTCAGTAGATTTTGTTGTAACTAATTCAAGTACTACTTCCAAAACCCTTCGAACTGGGTATCCAGTATTTGCTCGACTTGTCTGTTTTACTACACTATCAACTTCTTCTAACATAAAAATACAAGGCATATCAGATTCTTGAATTGGATTAGTTGGGTTCCGTTTAAACGATTTTACCCCAATAGTCACTCTACGAGATTTAATCCTCTCATATATTTCTACTAATCCTAATTCCCGATTAATCATAATGCCACCTTTATTGCCGCATCAGAAATGTCCTTAGTAAGCATATTCAATAACTTTGTATCTTTAATTAGTTTAGTTATGGGTCCACCAACTGTCATGTGATGCCCCGGTCTTAATCCACCTGCCCAGACTTTCCCACCAACTTCTTTTAGTTTTCCCGTTTTCTTTTTATGCTTATGGGGGAAATACCAAGGATGTTCTCCCGGCTCGGCACCCGTTTCCAAATATCGACCATACTCGGCTGTTTTATTAGTAATAACTAATCCACCTAGCATACTTCTAACTCCTGAAAAATGAACTCTTCTTGCTCTCCAATTACTCGCAAAAGTTTTTGTATCCTTTGGGGAGTGAGCACGTAATTCTCGCAAAATAAATGACTCCCTTTGATACAACGCCTTTACAGTGGAGCTATTAATTCTCTTCCCCATTGTTTTAAGCCGTAGTAAGAATTCATCTAATTGCATGTTAAGTCGCCCGTAGTAATAAAGTATATATAACATTCATTGGATCAAGTTCTTGACCTTCAACAGAGTATTCAATACCATCAAAAACACAATGACCTGCAACATTCATATCTAACGTTATATCCTCAGCAGGCACCAACCCTTTAATATCTGAGGGCTGAATTAAATTAGAAAATGTAAGAAGCTCCACATCTTTTTCAGTAAATTTTTCAAAAATGCATCGAACATCATCCGATTCTTCAGTGACAGTTCCAAAACCATCGTCAGCAACTTGTACATATGTGCCAGAATGAGTTGCTTCCTCAAACACACCAAAAATAGTATTGATACCTTTTACAAATATGTTTTTTAATTTTGCCATTATGCTCTTAAAAGCCTCACAACACTTGCCCCACCCAAAACACGTAGATCAGATAAAATTCTGTGAATTTTTTCAGGAATTGCCTCTTTAGCGGTAGATTTAGCATCAAAAGCAGTAGAGGATGCTTTGATCATAAGGGAGCCAGCTTTTAACTGGTCAATTCCCGCTAATTCGTTATCGCCTGTTCTATCTTCATCAAGCGAAGACAAAGCAAGTTCATACACGGCAACTTTTACCTCATTGGGTATAACGCCATCATCAACTTCAGAACTATCTCTACGAATTACATCTGTTCGAGGCCACAGCATACTTTGAGTTGTAGATGCCCGGAAACCTTTCCAATTTATATACCAATCCAACATCTGGGAAGATGTAATTAATACTTCATCTTTATATTCAAAATCTTCCCAATCAGAGGCATGTACCCGATCTGAAAAATAGGTATTTGCCTCTTCTTGAGTCACATATGAATTTGCATCCGTTGCACTTATGGTGGCATTTAAAGACATTTAAACCCCCTTATGATTTCTTAGGAGTAGCTTTACGGATTTTTTTAGGTTTCGGGGAAGCAGGTTTGGCTTCAGTAACAGGCTCTTCTCTAATGGCAGGAGCAACTGTTACTTTTTCCTTTTTTACTTCCTTTGATTCTGGTTTAATTTTTGACCATCCAGCTCCAAGAACAATATCCATCTGTTCTTTGTCAGCGTTCATGACCTTATTATCTTTATAAACCTTCATAATATTATCTCCTTTTTATTCAATTAAGAATAATGTAAATTACTGTTAAGCAGTTTTGTCTCCAACAAGAGTGATACGTCTTGGATCGAGAGCAAAAGCACCAACAAGCAAATCAAGAGACATAGTAGTTGTCTTAGAGGACAGATCATAACCTTTAACGATACGAATACTAACGCCGTTATTGGAAGCAGTTGCCGCAACACGATCTTCAGGAAGATCAAGCATTGGAAATGCAACAGCAAGAGAGCGATCATCCATGATAACACCATGATGCTGAACATCTTTACCAGATGCAATAACTGTTACTGCGGCACCATCAGGAATTACTTCTGTAATTGGGTCTTGGAGAGTAAGATTCAATGTAGTTGATCCGCCAGAACCTGCATTTGCAACTGTGTCAGTACAAATCAAAGGTCTACGGACACCGGCTATCATAATTCTATCGCCAGCAACAAGAGTTAACGCGCTTGCACCACAACCATCAGTTACAAGAACGCTATCGCCAATTTTATTATTGGCTCCAGCGGCATTATCAGTAGTAGATACATAAGTACCGACTGTTGAAGCTGATGCTTCGGTTGGGAATGCAATACTGGAATACCAGTCCATGCCCATAACACGACCCATTTCAGCATTACGCAGAGTTCTTTCACCATCTCCACCACGAGTCTGAGACTGATTAAACCATGTCTGACCCAGGAGAGTTGCTTCAAGATCAAGATCGACCAAGCAAAAACGATTCATTGCCAACTGTTGCAGAATCGCCGTTTTTCTTGCCTGTGCAATATCAGCAGCATCATTAAAAAGTCCAGTACTATAATAAGCACCTGCTCCCTGAAGAAGTTTTGTACCGACATGGGTATCAACTTTTTCAGCAAGTTTATAAGTTGCTGGACGAATAACCTGATCAACAAAAGAATCAAGATCAAGAGCTGATTCTCTTGCAGTTACTTCCACAGAAATATCATAGTGTTTTTCAATTGTCATTGATCGGGTGGATGAACTGATAGGCTGAGTTGAAATAGTAGATGAAAATTCATCAACTGCGTACTCACCGTTAGTTCTAAAAGATACCGAATCTCCAACTTTCCAACCATTTGATTTGTTGGTAAAGTCACTTGTTTTATCTTTAGCACAAAGGGGTGCGATTACGAGAGCATCCTCAAGATGAGTTAATGCTTCTGCTGCGATTATACTAGGGTGTTCCCAAATATTTGCCATTGTTTTTCTCCTTTTTAGGAATTAAATTTTGCTCCCTTAAAAGAAAAGGAGCCGTAAAAACTTTTAAAATTGTTTTCTCAGCCCCCAAGGCATTCAAAAATGGAGTTTCCCAGAAACTCCTTCTTACTTATACTATCTATAAATAAATCATAAAAATCAATAAGTCAACATATTTCTTTAAACTCATACTTTGTTTTTCCACAATCATAAATTCTATAGATATAGTTATTTCGAGTATTCCATAATTCAGATTTAGTTGCATCAAAATTACTCAATAATGATTTGAGTCTTTTTCTACGAAATCCAAACTTATGTCTACGTCTTCCTTGATAGACATACGAATAATCAATTAAAATTTCTTTTACTTTTGTAAACCCAAGAATACTATACAATTTTCCTGAAAAAGTAGATAAATCCGCAAACGTATACACAGAACAAAATTCAACACTTCTTTGAAAATGCTTAAATAATTTACTTGCTCCACCAATTACTTGACTATTTAAACAGGACGCAAATCGAACAAGATTGAACGAGTCTTTATCTTTTTTAAAGGACATAACTTGTAACAGTTTATTTTGGAAAAATAAACCAAAATGCATAGAACTTATTACATACCCCTGAATATGGTTTTTTATTAGAAATTTTTTTGCTTTATTTTTATCAATTAATTTACAATGACATTTTCTCGCAAATATTTTCGATTCAATTTTATCTACAACACTCCGTAAAATTGATTTGATAATATCTTTTTTAAATTTCCAATCATCACTAAAAATATGAATTAATCTGTATCCTTTCTTTTGGCAGAGTTCAGTCTTCCTTTTTAAATGATATTTATCAAAATTGGGAATTGCTGAAGAATGCCAGTATAGTCCATTGTATTCTATTGCAATTTTATAATCAGGCAATACTATATCTAATTCTTTAGGAGCAATAATACTTCTATTATTGGTTTTAACTTTAACATTTAAGGACTTTAAAAAATCAACTACCTGAACTTCCTCCTTAGAAATTTGTCCTACACACTTAGGACATCCACTTCCTCGTAAATGTACTTCAGGAGATTGTAAATATTCCCCATGTATAGGGCAAATTATAAATGACTGAGTTTTTGATTTTGTGTAGTTAAACTTACTATATTTATATTTCTTTGAATGTAATAAATTTGCTTGTTCCACAAATTCATCAGTGGACAAATTAAATCCAGCACATTTAGGACACCCATTTCCGCTTAGATGCGATCGGGGTGATTGTGTAAATTCCCCGTGTTCTTTACATAATATAGTAATTTTCTGATTATCTAACTTATACACAACTTGGGAGTAATCATACACACCGTCATGAATTTTTTGAGCTTTAGTTATAAAATCTAATGTGGAATGTTTGCACCTAATGGATGTTTTTTCATTTTTACACTTAGGACACCCTTTACCTGCTAAATGATTTGCAGGAGATTGTAAATATTCCCCATGTTTATAACAGATAATAATTAATTTTTTATGCATACCACTATAAATTGAGTTTGAATAAATATACAAATTCTTGTGAATTTTAGTGGCTCTTTGAATAAACTCTAAAGATGTAAGTTTAGCGGGCATTTTAAATCTCCATTTAAGAACTCATAAAAATTAGAGAGGGAAAATAATTGAGTTGATTATTGTTCAGGAGCGACCCTATCCCTCTCATATTAAAATTATATTATAACATATAATAGTTAAAAATAAAATGTTACTTTTTACTTCAAAGCTCTTAACCTTCTATACTCAGTCATATTCCCACTATCAGCCGCTGCTTTCAATTTAGCTGTACGATCTGAATCAGGACCGCCATCACCACCATGTGCACCAGCACCTTCAGAACTGGGCCAGTAATGAGGAGAGGACTCTTTGAGTCCTTCGATCCAATTTTTTGTAGTCAGAACTTTATCATCTTTTGTTTTTGCCAACTTACCTTCACCATCTCTTGCTTCAATTTGTTTATCTTCGCCAAGAGAAAAAACACCACGACCTCGCATAAGGACATCTTCAATTGCGGCAGGTTGAACTCCTGCTCTAACAGCTTCAGCACGAATACCATCATCAATAACTTTTGATTCATAAAGATTTTGATAAAGTGTTCCTTTTGCAGAAGCTTCATCAAATTTTCCATTTAGATCAGTAAGGGCCGCTTCATGATCAGATTTAAGAGTGGAAGTTTTTTTCTCAATTAATTCATCAATTGTTCCGTCTTTTAGAAATTCCGCATCTTTATTTTTTTCGTGAAATTCTAATGCGGCTTTTGCGGCTTCTGGATCAACCCCCTCAAAAAGTTTTGCGGCTTCTTGAAGAATTTTCTTCTCATCCAAAATTTCTGCATTTTTTGTTTTTAAACCTTTTTCAGATTCTTCTTGATCAGCTTTAGCCTTGTTTGTTAGATTGATAGTCAATTCATCAACTTCAAGTTTGTGCATGTCTTCGACTTTTTCTCTAACTTCCTTATCCTCGATAAATGTAAAATCTGGCATGTGTTTCTCCTTAATTGTGAAGTTCCCAGAACTTCAGTTATAGAACCCTCAAGGTTCCGTTTTATGTTTGGTCTTCCGCACCTTCTGAAATTTTAATAGCTTTTTCAGACTGTGTTTTTTCTTGTTTTGCTTTTGTTTTCGAATCAGTAATTACCTTTCCGTCTTTATCTGTAATAGATGTTACTCCATCTTCTTGATTTTCAGGTTGGTTTTCTTTAAGTAAAAGTAGATAATCCTCAAAACCAACTGTTTGATCAAGTAATCCAGAGTAAACCATATAACGATGAATAACATTAAGCGGAACAACACCGACATTGTACCCTTCGATAACTTCTTTAAGAATACTGGAATCTGGGATACCTTGAGTAAGTGAAGACGGAGCGTCAAGAATGACATCCTCTTCATTGTATCCAGCCCATCTACTCATCAATATCAATCCTTCTTTGATTGCATTCATGGCGGCAAGGTAAACAGAGTAAATTGATGCACTTTGTGTTGATTGACGTATTCTTAATGATTCCGCCGCCTCAACACCTTTTCGAGCATCCAATATTGCTACGCCATGTCGGATTGCTTCTTCATATAATGCTGTAATATGATTTGATACATGCTGTAATGCGGCTGTGTCAGTTTGAGTGTAAAATACCCTTGCTTGTTCATTTGGCAACACGATCATTACAGATGAACCTACGACATTTGGTAAATCTTCATCATTTGTTGCACCAACAAGGCATAGGGTGGGGTTACAAGATAGATATTCGGAATTTGCTAAATCTGCTTCTTTTCGATAAATTTGGACTGAACAATTCGCTACTGAAATTAATGGGATGGGTTGCATGTCAAAACTGTTATTAATTGAACCCGCAAGAAATAATGGGATTTCATCCATCGTTTTTCCAAGATAACTTGGGGTTGCCGCCCACTCCAATAATTCTTGCCCCTCTGTAAATAATCTTGAAGAATACTTACCCTGTGGGTCTAAGGACAGTACACGATAAACATCATCAGTTTCGTGAGAAAAGATATCGTCAGATGCTGGTTTAGTTTCTTTCAATACACCAAGAATTAAGTTTTTCTCATCAGCAACAACAGCAGTTTTCCAATTAACAAATTCTTCTGCTTTATATTGCACAAATCTAAATTCATTTTTTTCCGGTAAAACATCAACCAATAATGGAACCCGACCTGTCTGAAAAATTTCAATTACAACATCCAGAAATAGTTGTTGGAGTGATTTTCCATCCTTAGTTGCAGTTTTTAGAATATATTCAAGTTCTTTTGGAACATTGAATTCAGGTAATTTTGTAATAACAATTCCTAAAGCACCGGATAATGCATAAGAAACAACCAATGGGAAATGTGCCCTTTCAATGTAACTATCATAAGCACTTTCATACTCACCTGCCATTCCAGAAGGTCTTGGTAGGTAAAGTTCCTTTTTGGACTTTATCACATCTTCGCCATCCATACAGTCTCGTACTCGTGCCCATGAATCCTTTACTTTTGTATACTCAGGATTGACTGTATCTGCGGAATTTGGATCAAGTCGATCCGCTTCTTTAATAGTAGTATCAGGCATTTTTATCTCCTATTTCCGTTTTTTATGAATAGGCAACTTTGTGTTGCTTCGAGTAGTCATACCGCCAGTGGCAACTTTGTTCATTGCTTTAGCCTGTTGCTCAGTTCTTTTTGCCATTACTTTTGCTTCTTTAATCGCACCTTTCATTCTACCAGGACTTGACTTAATTTCTTCTGCCTGTGCAAGAGTGTGTGCATCTGATTCCCTTTGCCATTGTTTATCTTGAGCAGTTAATCTAGGGGACATTTTAATTCCTCACTTTTCGTCTTTTAAATGTAGTTAATTTTCTTGCCAGAAGATATCGTAATGAATCCATTATATGATCTTCCAAATCCGTATTTGAAACAAGAATTCCATTTGCATAATACATTCCTGATTGTTCAGTTGTCAAATTATATACTTTTGCTTCTGCGTAATTCCCATCCACACCTGTAACCACAAGTTTGAGTTTCTCTTGTTTTATGTGGTTTTGTCCAGAAAAATTCTCCGCACATAATACATTCTTTTTTAATTTTTCCAGATATTGCATCTCTGCATTTAATCGAACAGAATTTCTTTGTTGGATGTTTTGTAATAACAGACTTATTACAGTAAGCGCACGTAAATTTTCTTTTGGGAGTATTTTCACGGCATTTGTTAATATTACGCCTAAGCTGTCTTTTACCTTTTTTAGATTTCCTCCAACTTTTAAGTTGCCTGT